TAGGGCGTTTACTGCGTTTCTTAATTCATTGATTGCGGCCATTAACCCAGCATTATCACCACCACCATTATTGGCATTAGATGCAGAGATGCCTTCATTGTTACTAATATTAGGTGAAACAGCAATACCATCACCTGCTGCTGTTACAGCAGTTGCACCAAATTTATCTGTGATGGTAAATGGACCTCTGCCTGGAGGAGCAGTACCATCTTCTACATCTTGAGTTTTACTGGAGAAATAGGCAAGACCTGCTGCGGCAGCAGTAACAGCTGCAATTGCACCAATACCTGGTATTCCTCCTACTGATTTAAAAGCGGCACTTATAATGTCTGAAATAGCACCTGATTTAGATACTTTTGCTAATCTTTTCATGGTAACAACCATTTTTGCTAGGTTTACCATCATTACTCCACCTAATATAGCTGCTAAGCTAGTAGAATTACTAAGTAAATCAGCAAATATTCCTAATATAGTACCTAAAGGACCTGCTGCTAGGTTACCAAAAATCTCTTGTAATCTTTCTACAGCAGTGTTAAACTTAGTTTGAATATCTACTTGTTTGTCTTGTTTTTCAAGATAAGCATCTAAAGACATTCCTGATTTTTCAAAATCCTTTAGTTGTTGGGCATTAAGTTCCTCAGCTGCACTTCCATATTTGTTAATAGCTTCTTGTTTCATTAACATTTCAGCCATTTCATCACTACTCATACCAAAAGCTTCAGCTAATGATCGTTGAGCGATGACGTTCATGTTACTAAATTCTTCCAATGTACCTGCTTGGGAAGCTACTTCTTGCATTAATGTAGCTTGGTCACCTGTTAAGGCAGCAGCTCTTGCTCTTTCAAGATTTAACTGCTTACCAGTTATTAATTCTGCTTTAAGTTCATTTTCTATTGATGATTCCCATTCTAGAAGAGAGTCACCTGTTTTATTTATTTGTTCTAAAGTTAAACCAAATTTCTTAGCTTGTATTACTGCTTCAGCTAATGCTTTAGGATTATTTTTAAATTTAACTAATATACCTGCACTTAATGTAGATATACTTTGTAACAATTGCTTATCGCTAATATGAATTTTATTAGTTTGTTGAGCAGCAAACCCAGCAGCACGAACATCTTTTAAGTAGGCATCAGTTGACATTCCTGTTGATGCAGAAAGACTAGCTAGTTTACCTGCTTCATCTGCTGTTAGTCCTACTAGTTCTGTTAATTGAGCAAATTGTTGTCTCTCCTCATTACCAAAATCAACTGCAATTCCTAATTGATCAGTTAAGTCAGATTGTGCTTTTGCTAATCGTGCTACTGTGGTAAAACCATCATTAGCTGATTTGGCAAAAGACTCCATACCATCTCTTAATTCCTTTGCTGATTCGTAACTAACGCCTAGTGATCTACCAAGATTTGTTACTTGAGTATTTACGGCAAGTACAGCTTTGACTATACCGGAGGACATTATTTTTTCAAGAGAAAAAGTTGATTTTAGTAGTTCAAAGGCTTGTTTATTAGCTTCTTTTTGGGCATCAACTTGTTGTTGAAGTTTATTAAGAACAGTTTGGTTACTCTCTATTGCCTGAATAGCAAGATCATTTTCTGCTTTTGCTAATTGTGCTTTTATTATTAATTGTCTATTGCCTGAAGCTATAGCTTGAGTTAAGTCATTTTGTAATTTGATGCTTTGAAGGGTAAGTCTATTACTTTCCTTTTGCAGCTTTGTCATTTGGGCTTCTAGCTTTTTGGTAATATCTTTACCCTCAGTAAAAGCATCAACTAAATTTCTAGCTTCAGTTACTGAATCTGATAGTTTGTTTCGTAAGCCTTGTTCGAGATTTGTTGCAATAGATTGCAGTTGACCTTCCAGTGTATCTAAGTCATCACTAAGTTTTTCGAGTATTAGTTTATCAACAGGCATAATTTATTACGGGTGTGTTATATATAAATATCAAAAGCGCCTATTTCTTAGGCGCCTTTACTATATATGTCGGTGTAGGTTGTTTTGGAGCTATGTTTGGTCGCGATAAGTCGTTTTTATTACTTCTATTTGCTAATGTATTTTCAATTTTATCTCTTTTTTCATTCTGTTTATCGTAAAATTCTTTTACTTTATTAAACGTGAATTTACGCAACCATATAGGCATATAGTATACTGTTTCCCAGTCATACCCACCATTTCCATGAAATACAATATCATGGATTTGTGAGAACATAATTAATCTATAATCCGAAGTCAGGCCAAAAAAAGTTAAGATTAATAGGTACCGCTATACCCTCCCCTGTATAGTTTTCATCTTCTGGTTTGAAAATTAAATTAACATCTGGGGTAATTTTATTATAATATTCGCGTAATGCTCTAGCATCTGGTGCTAATAAATGATTATCAACGAAGTCACGAATTGATTTTTGTTCACGATCACCGTTCACTGATGTAATCATATATTTTAAACGAGTTGTAATGTCTGTTGAAATATCTGGGTTGATTTTCTTCATACCATTAACTTCAGCTTCAATTTTTTTCTCATCACTGTGTGTTAATAGTCTAAATGTTAATACATTTTCGACTTTTGGAGTTGTGAATGTAAATTCATTTACGCCACGGGTAAATAATGATTCATCAACTACTTTATCCTCTAATGTAGATAAATCTACTGTAACTTCTTTACCATTATATGTAAATGTATAATCTTTACCATAACCTAATACGCGAGCAGCAACCATAATTGCATTTTTATCACCAACTAATAATTCATTATAGTCAATTGGTGTTACAATTAATGCTTGTAATAATTTATCAATAACGGTACCTTGACGGATGTAGTTGGTATTCGTAAGGATATCTTCTTCTTTTGCTGTCATGTATTTCATCTCAACTTCGCCTTTAGATAGTGGAGATGTTTCAGGATACAATAAACCTTTTGAGGGTAACGAAACGATTTCTGTTGGAATTTTTAATTCAGCCATAAACTTATTTTATTTATTATATATATAAATATACGAAGGGAAAGGGTGTTCACCAAGTAGTATTAAATAAACTTCTTTATAAACTCTGAGTATGTTTTAGTGGGGGTAAAAGGTTGGGTATATTTTTTAGCACCCTCTCCCTGTACGGGAAATGCCCCTCTTGTTGGTGTTACTCTTTGTGCTGTTATTGGATATACTGTTGGGTCTTTTTCTTGTTTGTACGGAATACCACCATTAACTCCTGGTTTTTCAATGTCAAGGTTAGTAGCATCAAATATTGAATAGTTGGTATTGGTAGAAATATCAATATTACTATTAGGACTACTTAAATTTAATAAATTACTTTTGCCAGGTAAATCCTTAACATACTGTAAATATGTTTCTTGTGGAACAAATTTTTGAAAGAAACGAGATGGAGCACCAGGATTTGCTGTACTAGTTGGGGTACCTGTACTATTAGCGTTGTAATCAGTAATAGTATCAAGTCTATTAAAACCTGATGGTGAAGGATTTTCTAAATCTAGTTTTGTTTTATCAAACGACTTTAATAATTCCATGGATATAAATATAAAATAAAAAAGGGCATTTGCCAAAAGCAAACACCCTTAATTAAAATATTGAAATATAATTAGAAGTTCAATACGCAATAATCCATAGCTATCGTTACTGATAAGCTAATAGCAGCGTCTGAGCTCCAATCGTATTCACCGAAAGTTGCAGTTTTAACATAAGCACCGTTGATAATCCACTCACCTACTACATCACCTACTGGACCTAAGATGTCTAATGTGATGCTCTTTTTGTAGAAATCTGAGTAACCATCACGACCAGTTACTGATTCGTGTGCTAAACGAGCCCATTCCATTACTGATTGTGCACCAGATGGAGTTACAGGATCATATAATTCTAAAGTCATATCATTCCAACGAACTTTACCTTTAACTTTACGATAAACGTTGATATGATCTAAAATAATTTCACCAGCTTCAAATCCAGGAGCAGACGCTTTTTTAATCAAGTACGCAGGAATACCATCGATGTACATGATAAAACGGTTCTGAACTTTTGGTTCAAACGCTGTGAACATTATTTCGTTTGGTGATAATACAGCCATTTTATATTGTGTTTATATTGCTATTAATAAATATTAGCAACTACATCCCCTTATGCAGGGAATGTAGCGCCAGTTGGTAATACGTTGAAATTCAATATGATAAATTCAGCTGTCTTAGTTGGTTGGATATAAATCTGACCTACTAATTGGTTTCTATCGATTACATCTGGTGTGTTGTTTGTATCATCCATCACCACTTGATAAGCAAATAGACCTTGTCTTTGTACAATACTATCTAAGTAAGGGTTTACTTGAGATAAGAATCTATTACGAGTTATTGTTGTATTTTGTTCAAATACTAAGTTGTTTGCAACGTTGCCAATAAAGTCTTTTAATGCGATCAATAAACGACGAACGTTTACGCGATCTAAAGCTGTTGCTTTACGTTGTAATGTCTTTTGACCAAATACTACAACACCATTTCCTGGGAATGTAGCTAATGGGTTAACATTACCTTCATATAATGCATCACGATCTGCTTGAGATAACTTTCTTTCAGCACGTAATACTGATCCAACACCACCACGATTTAAACCTGCTGGTGCAAACCATTCAGCACTTGTTTGGTCGTTGAATGCTAATACACCACCCATTACTGTTGATGCTGGAGCCCATACTGCTTTGCCTAGTTTAGTTGAGAATAATTGAACCCAAGGCCAATAAGTAGCAGCATAGTTACTAGATTGACCAGAAGCAGCTGAAGTGGCACCTGTTACAGTTGAGCCATATGTTTTACAATCCGTTATTGCAATAGAATCACCTCTACCTTCACAAGTAGAAATCATTGTTGCTGCAGCACTGTTATCTAAAGTAATACCTGGTGCTAATAACACATTGAATTGATATTCGTCTTTATTATTTAATAAATTGAAAGCTAATTGGTAATCAGCAGGAGTAAATCCTTGAATGTTGGTTGTTGTAATGTTTTCATTCATTAATTGAACTGCATTTGTTGCAGCAACACCACCAGTGAATGAACCACCATATGAACCACTACCTATCATTGGTAAACTACCACTGTAAGATCCTGTTTTAAAATTACCATTATTATCGATTGAATCTATATTTGGAGTTGCGACTGATTTAACACGAACATAATCAGAAGCATTAGCATAAGAACCAACATAATCAATAAATGGAACACCATCACTATCTACTTTGTAAAATGGTTTTAAATCACCAATTACACGAGAGATAAAGTTAGGTAAAGCTGGGTCTAATGATAAGTTAGGGAATGTTTCTTCCCAACGAACGTTAGTTGCACTACCACTTGTTAAAGCACCTGCTGACATACTACCTGAGTTGTTCATTTGGTTACCCCAAGCTATAGTTTCAAGAGTAAATGATTCTATATCACTACCACCAGCAAAGAATACTGTTTGTAAATTCGCTCCACTACCAGTAGTATAATAGTAATTATTACCTCTTGTTCCTTTAGGGATTGCAGTAAATACTACGCTTGGAGATACAAATGAGGCACTAACAACACTACTAGAAATAGCACTATAAGCAACAGATGCTGTTAAAATATTGTAAACATCTTGTGCAGACGATCCAGTTAAGCTTAATGTATAAGTCCCATTAATAGAAGCAGAATGCTGAGCAGTAACGGCATTAATTAAGTTAAGTGAAGCTGATGCAGCAGAACCAGAAGTTAAAGTAGCGATAGAAGGTAAGCTTGCAGAAGCATAAGTGCTAACATTAGCTGAACCACTGATAACCCTAGTAACTAATAGTGTTTGACCATTATTCTGGAAGAAATCGTAAGCAGCTAATGATGTTAAATATTCGTAGTAGTAACTACCACTTTTGAATGTTTCTCCGAATTTTTGTGCAAATTCACTATATGAAGTAACATAGGTAGGAACAAACGGTTGACCCAACACAGTTGGACCAACTAATGCAGTTGCAGTACCTTGGATACCTCTTTGAACTAACGATTGGTCAGATTCATTTTGGAATACGCCAGGAGATAAAATTTTTTCGCCCATTTTTTATAATTGTTTTTGAAAATTTAATAGGATTGACCTAATAATAAATATCCAAAAACAGCTATAAACCGCAGGTTATTGTTGGATCGATGTTATTTCTCCAGTTTCTATATCTATCTCACCATGTCCGTACTTTTCTTGAAGTGATTTAACTAGTTCCGATTCTTTCTGTTCAATTGTTGTAAGATCAGATAATAAACCCTCTTTAGCTTTTTGTAACTTATCAATACCCTGTTGAAATGCGATTAGCTGTGCTTCAGACGCACCTATTTCAAATATGGTTTGGTTGTACTTAGACTGTAGGTCTTTAATTGATTGTAATTCTTCTGTAGTTAATTGTGCCATAACGTTATTATTGTTCCCATTTAGCTAATGGGCAAGCTTTAGGTCCTTCAACAGGACTGAATATTTTCTTGGATAATGGACATCCACATTCATTACAATAGTATAAATCTATTGTAGCATTATATGCTTTGCTTGGGCAAGTGTCACAGACACTCGCCCTATGCTCAGCTATAATTTGTTGTGTTGGTGTTGGTGCAGCTGCGGCAATCCATGCTTTAGCTATTTCAACAATCTTAAGCATTGTCTTCTACAACCTTAATTAATTTGAAGAATGTACTGTAAACACCATCGGTTTCTACGTTTTCGAATTCTTCTAATTTGAAAGAATGATATTCTAATTCGCGTTCTTCCTGTAATAATGTGTTGAAATCGTTTTGGAATTCAACAAATTTTGGATTTACTTCGCGGCTTACAATTTCACCTTCTTCGTTTGTAACGACATTGATGTACATTGGAATGCTGATATTACCAGATTCGTCAGTTTCACCATGCTTTTTGATCAACTCTTCTTTTAGTTTTTCTACTGATTCTTTTTCAGCTGAAACCTTTTTATTAAGATCAGATAACCAATATTTCGTGGTTAATTTGATTTTTTCACTTAATAAACCTTTAGCGACAACTTCTCCAGTTTGTTGATTTGTTAATCCGTTTAAATCAACTTCTAAAGAATAGAATTCATGTAACTTTAATGAAATTTTTTCCATATATTATTTTGCTTTTTTAGCGTTTTTCTTAGCAGCTGGTTTTTTAGCGGCTGGTTTTGCAACTGGAGCTTCTGGAGCCTTTGGTGCTTTGGTAGCTTTTACTTTAGCGATTACTTCCTTAATTTCTTCGATTGGTTTTTCGATAGCGTCAGGAATGTTGTTGTTGTTTGCATCTTTTACTTTACCAGTTTTCATAGCAACGAATACTGCCACGGCAACGATGATTAAGATTACTAATACTGTCATAATAAATTTTATTTGTTTGATATAAATATATACAAGAGAATGGAGACCACCAAATTTACTTTAGAAAAAAATATATCTTGGTGGTGTTGTGGTTGTGTCCTCTGTTGTATAGTTAATATGCGGTATAGCTTTAATATTTGATATACTGAATATTAAATATGTTAAAGTA